GTCCTATGCGGATTAGAGGTACCATCGATAGCGTTGGAGTACCCTGTACCGTGCTTCGAGGGATGTGATATTGACAGCTCAGGGAATGCGAGTCCGAAATCTGGAGTTAGTGATCTGCCTTAGCCCACTACAACTACCTGTGTTGCTCTGTTGTTACCTGTGTTGCTTTGTCCTTGCCTGTGTTGCTCTGTTGTTACCTGTACTCTGTCTGCGCTGAGCTGTATTGGGGCATCTCGAATACTCTTCTGTACGCTATTGATAGGTAGCGGAAAGCGTCTTATTTCGCTTTCTTTGGCTTAGCACTAGACGTAGAACTACCGGTGGAACCAAGCACATATCGGTTGTACTTGTCGATGCACTCGGACTTTTGAGCCTTTCCTTTAGGCGTATTGTAGTGTTCTTTGTAGTATTCCCAAATGCCATTGATGTCACCCTTATCTGGTAGAGCTTCTTTAACGCGTCTATAATGAACTCTAGCAATAGCCACAGCATAATCAAGTCTAAGCATCAGCATTACATGAGGCGGCTTTGTGTTAGTCTGAAACCAAGTTTGCATACAGTTCCAGATAGCAGGTCGAAACCTAATATAGTTAGTCCAAATATCATCATGGGTATCTGGCTCGCATTGGAAGAATCCAAGCGCAGGACCTTTAACCTGAGCTAGATAATATCCAAAATCAGATTCGGCAGCACAAGTAAATAGCAAAAGTTCCTCAGCATCCTCAGATGATAAGCCTATCTTTTTAAGGGTTGGACGAATTATCAGTTCTCTAAATTGATTTGCATTCATTGGATACCTATACAATAATTAAGTAAATTGCTCTAGATGATAATAACATGGCAGAAAAGAAAGTCACGAAGCCAAAGAAAAAAGCTGCAAAACCTAAGACAGAAAAGAAATTAAGACAACTGAGTTTGATTGACACGCTTCTTTTAGGCTCAGGAAAATACGATGATAAGAAACACTGCGAACGAGTAATTGAAATACTAGGCGACCCACACACCGGAACAGTGGTTGATGTTTGTAAAGCTTTTGTTATAACTGAACCAGAGTTTAATGAATGGCGCAGAGACCACAAGAACTTTAGCAAAGCGGTATTGTATGGCCTGGTTCTAGCTAAACTAAACTGGCAAAATGAGCCAGCAAGATTTGAAACAGTAAAAAATGAACTTGAACGATTCGACCTCAACATGTGGAAGTTCATCGGGAAATATAGATTCGGCATAGGCGACCAGCCAAAAATACAAGTCCATATCGACAAGAATTTGAATCCAGTTGAGCAATACGGACAGCTACTTGATTTAGCCGCGATGGGCAATTACTCTGCCAGTGAATTTAAGCAAGTATCTGAGGCCATTAATATCGGCATACGCGCACATGAAACATTCAATATGCAGAAAGAACTCGATGACTTAAGACAAACCTTAATCGACATTCAGGAAAGGAACGCAAGTCATGGCTTCAATATCCCAGCAGATTCGGCAGATGAAGAAGGAAATTGTAATTCCATATCGAGTGGTGTTTGTGAATAAGCTGGTTAAAAAAGAAGACTTTAAAGACAAGACAATTTATATACACATTTGGATATAAGGGGATTAAAATGAGCATTGGAAAATTCTTAAGCAAAGCATATCACACAGCCACTGGAACACCAACGTCTAAAGAAAAGCGTGATGCAAAAAACGCCATGAGCACGCAATCAGAATATTATAAAAACGCTACAGATGAAATGGACAAAATGGCTGTTGAAATTAAATCATCACAAGAAAATGAACGCAAGCGTAAAAATGAAAAACTGCTTCGTTCGCTTGGAGTAAATAAACGTCCTATGATGAATTCTGGAACGTCTAATTCCGGAATGGGTGACAGTGGCCTTTCAAATATCACGGGGTAAATCTAAATGATTGAACAGTTCATGCGCCGATATCAGGTGGCATATACCAATTGGATGCTATGGTCATCAATTCATAACGCCTGTTATAGCTATGCTGTTCCGCAGAAAAATAGATTCTGGAAGCCGTCAAGCCAGCAGGGAGACCAGCGAAACCAAAGAGTTTACGATACGACAGCAGTGGAATGTACTAAGACATTCGTATCAAAGATGCATAATATGACAACGCCTGCCCAGACCCAATGGCTATATTTGGAGATTGCAAAAGGCAAAGACGATACCGTTGAACAAATTGAAGAAAGACAACAATTGCTCGACGATTATATGAAAGACCTTTTCGGATACATTCATCGTTCAAACTTCGATATGGCAATCAATGAATCTTATTTTGACCTTGGCGTTGGTACTGCTTCAATAGTAATTAATTATCGAAGCGACAAAAACCCATTACACTTTTCATCCGTTCCAATCAATCAATTGCAGTTAGAAGAATCACAGACTGGAACAATTGATACTTGGTTCAGGACTTGGGAAAGCGTATCTTTGCGCGACATTAAAGAAATATGGAAGGGAGCAGTCATCCCTGAAACATATTTAAAGCAAAGCAAGGAACCAAAAGAATCTACCGTAAAAAGCCTTATTGAGGGCGTTTTGTTTATGGGAAGTGAATGCGAATATCCATATGTTTATATTGTTACAGATGGCAATGATGCATTCATTAATCGACCCATGAAAACTAACCCAGGTATTATATGGCGTTTCCAAAAGGTTAATAATGATGTCTACGGACGGGGTCCGATTATGGACGCATTACCAAGCATCGTAACCTTAAATGAAATCATGGAACTGGAATTAGCCTCAGCTAACTTCAACGTATTCCGTCCTTATATGGCGTTCTCAGACATGGTATTCAATCCTGAGAATTTCAAAATCAGGCCAATGACCATTATCCCTATCGCGCCAATGAGTGCTAACGGAATGCCGCCATTAATGCCGCTTGCTGATGCTTCTAATCCAGCCTTCGCACAGGTAACGATTAATGATTTGCGTATGCAGATAACACGCCTGCTCTTTGCAGATAGCGCGATTCCACAAGACCAGACGCAGCCAGTAAGTGCAACACAGTTGATGATTGCCAATAACCAGATTGCAGAGCGTGCGGGGCCGAATTTGTCTCGAATCCAAAAAGAATTCCTATGGCCTATGATAGAGCGTTGCATGGAATTGCTTGACCATTCAGGATTGCTGCCAAAGCCAAACATCGAAGGCGTTCAAATGAAGTTCCATTATCAGTCAGCAATCTCACTGGCTAACGCTCAAAAGCAAATCAGCCTCTTCGTACAGTACGGTCAAATCATGCAGGGTATGCTTGGGCAAACAGGCGCAACTGCATTTATTAACGTTAAAGAAATGCCTTACTATGTGGCTCACTTAATGCAACTTGATAAGAGTCTCATTAACAAGCCAGAGGCAGTAGCAGAAGCAATGGAAGGGATGGCACAGCAGCAACAAGATCAAGAGAACCAACAAATGATGATGCAACAACAAGCACAAGGTGGAGCGTTTAATGGATAACGAATATTTTGATAAGTACACGGTAGGCGCAGGAATAGGCCAAGAGAAAACAGCATTAGCTTTGAAGTACGAGGCGTTGCCAAAGGTATGTTTTGATGTTCTAGAAAATGAAAATGGTCGAGAACTAAGAAAATTAATCGCAGAAGTTGTGTTGCAGCAACCCGTAAATCATGTCTTGAATTCAGATTATGGACGAGCATGTATATACAGTGAAGGTATGAAAGCAGCATTTAGGCAGTTGTTTGCTTGGTCAGACTTGTTCAAGATGAAACTTGATGCTGAGGCCAAGGCGCAACACGCGCCAAATGAAGAAGAATAACCATTGAGGGAAATTTATAGTGAGCGACATAAATAACGACAGTGGTTCAGGTGATGATAATTCATCCGGAGAAGTAGTAGAACAAGCCATTTCTTGGTATATCGATGAAGGAGTTGCAGGAACAGGAGAGCGCCCAAATTGGCTGCCAGAGAAGTTTAAAACAGTAAAGGGAATGGCCGATTCATACGCTCAACTTGAAAAAAGGTTTAGTGCACCAACAGGCGATTATGATTTATCAAAAGGCGAAGGATGGTTTAATAACGAATTCGAGCCATTAAAAGAAATGATTGACCAAGCCAAGAAATCCCAAGTTTCACAAGATGTAATTGACAAAATGCTTTCATCAGTTGGTGAATATTTAAATAAAGACAGTTTCGATGAGAAGGCAGAATTTGAAAAGTTGGGTGAAGGCTACGAACAACGAATGGAAACTTTAAACAACTGGGCAAAATCAAATCTTAGCGAAAAGTCGTTTAAATCATTAACCGATATGGCTATGTCAGCAGATGATATCTTGGCAATCGAAGAATTAAGGACATTACACATGAGCAATCAAAATCAAGTACCTGGAACTCAGAATACCCAGACATCAGCTAAAACTTTAAAAGACTTGCAAGAAGAAATGATATCCAATTATGACAAATACAAAACCGACAAAGGCTATAGAGAAAACATCAAATCTCAAATGGAAAAACTCATACCTCAATAGTTGCTTTATTAACCTAACTGAACTAGCATTAAATAAATGCAAATAGGAAAACTAAATCACTCGGCCTGAAAAGCAACCAATGTGAAGCAGCCCTAGTAGCGAATCATGCACCTGAATCTCAGGTTTATTTATTTACTAATTAGGAGCTGCCATGTCAGTTATTGCCTTAAATGCCGTCAGTCAAACCGAATTTGACTGGATGGTTAAAGCCGAGTATCAATCCGAAGGTATGCTATTAAATAGCTGCGTTCAACGTAGAAACGATGTCATTGGTAGCTCATACCAATTCAGACGAGTTGGTCAAGTCATTGCTCAACCACATGTTTATGGACAATACGGGAATACTCAAGACCCCGGTTATGTGCCAGAAACAGCTATCCTAATTCCTTACTCTGTTAAAGTTGAACACGATATCATGCAAGACCAGTTAGTGGACTTCGATATCAACTCAACTAACGCTAAGGTTGTAGGATATGCATTAGGTAGACGTTCAGACCAAATCATCATCAACGCTTGGAACACCACTACTACTACTCCAATTGCTGCTGGTGCAACAGACTTCACTTACGACAAGTGTCGAGCAATCGTTGGTTGGTTTAACCGTAAAGCAATTCCTTTACGCGAAAGATTCATGGTCATCAATGGCTCTGCGTTAGAAGAAATAATGAACGACATTCACTTCGTGAACAAGTTGTATACATTAAATGACTTCCTTGACATTGGTAAAGCACAAGCATTTATCGGATTCGGATTAATCGTAATCCCTGATATGGCTGAGGGCGGATTACCATATGATACAGGTACTAATGTGACAACATGCTTTGCCGTTCACTCCCAAGCAGCAGGATTTGCGGTTGGCGTAAACTTCCAAACACGTACAACATACGAAAACTTAATTACATCTTGGCTTACTACTGCATTATTCAGTGGTGGTTCGGTTGTAGTTGACCCACTTGGTGTGTTGCCTGTTGATTGTTACCAACCTAATCTATATTGATAATGTCGCATCTTCATAAAAGGAGATGCGCTTAAACCTTCTTGGAGAATGATATGACTTTTAACGTACAAAGACTTGTACTTGCTTCTGTCGGCGGTAACGCTGGAATGGAAACAACTACAGACACAGATGGTAATCCCTTGATTGTGAATGGCCCTCAATTGTGGACTTATGAATCAGCAGTTGATGCAATTGCAACTATTGGCGGCGCTAACTACTTTTCTGCAAAAGCATTTGCAATGAGTGTTGGTGACCAGATTATTGCAAACGGAACTGATGGCTCAAACATGTTTGTGGTTGCAACCGTAGATACAACAGTTGTTCCTAACTTGATTACAGTGACAAGTTTTACACCTTCCGGTACTGTAGCTACAGCAAATATCGAAAACTTAGCAGTTACCACTGCGAAGATTGATGACTTGGCTGTGACTGCTGGAAAGATTGCTTCAGATGCGGTTACTACTGCTAAGATTCTTGATGGCAACGTAACCAGTGCTAAACTAGCGGATACGCTTTTGCATTATGTTGCTGTTCCAATTACAGCCTCTGAATTTAATGGCGCCTATGCTGCACCTAAAGAATTGGTTGCGGCAGCTGGGGCAAATACTTTGATTGTTGTTAAGCAGGCACAATTATTAATGACTTATAACTCAGCAGCCTACGCGGCTGGTGGTGTGGCAGCTTTGCAATGGGATAGTACCGTAAATGGTGCAGGTGTAATTGCTTCAACAACTCTTTCAGCAGCAACGTTCCAAGCAACAGCTTCAACCGCTTGGAACTTTAACGCTGGTGTAGTTGCTGAGACGTTCTCAACTTGCGTAAACAAAGGAATATATTTAAGCAATATAACAGGGGCGTTTACCACAGGCGATAGTCCAATGGTAATGCATGTATGGTATTCAATTATACCAAGTGTCTAGTTTTTAGATAGATATAATGTTGCGGTTTGGGTTAAATCAGGATTGTCATTGAAATAACCCAAGCCCATATTACATTTATGACAAAATCAGGGCATCGTTATGTAGTTTGCCAGATTGATGATGAATCAACTTTTCGGTAGCGAACCTAGGCTTCTGATATTATATATGAATAGGGGAAGAAATGGCTATCACGCGCGAGATTATTGTGTCTCTAGCAGTACAAAAACTCGGACATGAAGCTGTTTCCTCTCTTGCTAATGCAGACGCTCTAGTAAGAGCTGCAGATGAACAGCTTACGTTTCAATTGCCAACGCTTCTTTCTATGGGGAACTGGCGCTTTGCAACTAAGATTGTTCCTCTTTCAAAGTTAAATGAAACGCCACCTGCACCATGGGCAGTATCATATTTATTGCCAGCAGACATGATTAAATTAATTTCTTTATATCCAAACCAGTATAAATGGGATTTGTTCGAAGAAGATAGGCTCTATGCTATGTGGGATGGAGTAGTAAACTGCACCTACGTTTATACCCCGTCCATTTCAGCATTGCCATACCCTTTTATTGAATACTTGGTTAATACAATTGCGTACACTTTATCACTTACAAATGCTCAAAAGCCTGAATTTGCATCAGTTCTTAAAGCTGATATGGAACGTTCTATGGCTATCGCTTTGTCACATCAAGCGCAAAACAGACCTAACTACGGACTTACAGACTTCCCTGCGCTGTCCGCACGTGGACTTGGAGGGATGATTGGATAATGGCGACTATATCGTGGAGTCAAGATAAGTTTTCTTTTGGTGAACTCACACCATATATGTATGGTCATATCCAGACCGAGGCCAGACAATATGCTTTAAAGACCTGTAAAAACACAATTGTTAATGCGCAATCAGGAATATCAAAACGATTTGGAACCGACTTCCAGACATTAGTTCGAAGCGATAATGTTTACGATTTTTACGATTACTATGTTGTCTCTTGGTCATTCTCAGACGGCAGTGATTATGTCTGTGTATTTACACCAGCATTCATCGATATTTATCTTGAAGGCTATTTGGTAAAAACAATCGCCACATCTTACAATTACAAAGATTTACACGAAATTGATTCTACTATTTACAGAAACTCACTGGTCATTACAGCTAATAGCCAAGCTCCATATTGGATACAACGTTCATTTGAAACGAGCATTGCAATAAATTCAGTAGCTGCAAATGTTCTTACACTTAATGCAGCATATACAAACGCGCCTGTTGGTTCTGTGTTGCCCGTTCAATTCAGCTACACCGTAGCCCCGACATCAACACCAGCAGTCCTATCCGGATACACTTATTTCATTAAACTTTTAAGCACGACAACCGTTGCAGTTTATGCAACAGTTGAAGATGCTGAATTAGAGCTTAATCAAATAACAATAACAGCAATTGGTACTGCGCCATTTATTGGCATATTAAATAAGTTTGATTTTGTTGCACTGCCAATTCGTTCTGATTTATTTCCTCAATACGACTTTGGTTATGCGTTATATTCTGCGGTTACATTTACACCGGGGGTTGGTTTTGGAACTATCGGCACTTCAATCAATATCACAGTAAGTTCAGCATTTATTGTGAATGGCGTTGCGACTGGATTCACAAATCAATATCTTGGCGGCTCAGTTTCCTTCAATGGAGGCTTAGCAAGAATCACTGCGATCACATCGACTACTGTTGCAGTAGCTTATGTTCTCGAGCCATTTGATAATGCGACAGCTACCTCAGGACAATTTGTATTATTAAGAGAGAAGGTATGGTCAACTACGTCAACTGGCGTTATTGGCCGTGGATGGCCTAACAAAGTAGGATGCTACCAAAACCGATTAATCTTTGCAAACACAGCAATCATTGAAAATGGTCTATGGTGTTCTGCAATTAATAATCCATGGAATTTTTCAGATTTATTTGTTGATGATGATGACTCAATTTCTTATTACCCTTCAAATGGCAATATTGATTTCATTAATTTCATTGTCGGGTATCGCTCTCTTACGATTCATTCAAAGCAAGGCATCTTTTCAACACCCACTGCAATTGAGGAAGCAATCACGCCAAAGAACTTTTGTTTATTATTGCAAGATACTGCGCCAGCTACCGGTGTTTATCCAGTCTCAATTGATAACCAGATAATCGTACTGTCGGGCAATGATGCGCGAAGCTTCTATTGGCAAGGAAGTAATGCATCGTACATTTCGGATATCGTTTCAGTTAATAGCGCACATCTAATCCGAAATCCTCATGATGTAGATGTTTTTGCAAAGAAAGAAAAATCATCAATGCATTATGTTTTCATCGTTAATGAAGATGGCACTATAGCAATGTTCAACTCTTTAGAGTCGCAGGGCATTAGCGCGTTTACACATCACACCATCGAGCAATCTTATGGTGATGGCTACTACAGATATTCATGCGCTACCGCAGGTGGCAGAGCATGGTATTTAACTGAAAGATGGCTAGCTACAGCTAAGACACCGGTTGCAATTTCAGCAGTTTCAACAATAAATGTGACTGTCACAGGAATGAATTTAGGTCAGTATGCGTATGAGGTCATAGCGGTTGTATTTGCAGGAACAACGATGCCGACTGCCTCAGAAACTATAACAACAACACAATGGTATTGGGCTGTAGCAGTTGACGCAAATACAGTTAATGTTTATAGCTCGCAAATAGACGCTAATGACCGATTAAACCCGATTTCATTTACTAATATTGGCGACACAGTAACGCTTGCTCCTAGCCCTCCTGAAAGAAAATTTATGCTCGAAGAGATTAATGAAGATGTGTATTTGGATGGAACCACGAGTTACACAGGAACTGCAAGTGCCACCATAACCGTAAATACAATATTCAACGCACAGACATTCAGTGCGCTTGGTGATGGATTTAATTTTAGCGGAACTGTTTTTAATGGCGATTTGTCATTAACCGCGCATGGCTTAGAGTTTCCTTCCGAAGTAATTGTTGCAGGATTCGCTATTGCCTCAGAAGTAGAGACCTTAACCCCAGCATCACCATCAGCGGCAGGTTATAGAGGCTCTTCATTTGCATATCCAACTCATATCAGAAGTGCCGCTATTATGTTTATAGACTCTATTGGTGGCGCGATTAATGGTACAGAAGTGGCTTATAAAACATTAGAGAATCAAGGAAGCGGACTACCACCTTCTCCATCAAGTCAAATGGTCAACTGCTCTGTTATGAAGGGATGGGATTTTGACTTTGGCGGTGGCGTTGTATTCACTCACACCGAACCGTATAATTTTAATATTAGTGGCATGTTTTATAAGTTGGAGAATTAAATGTTTGACCCTGCAACGATGGGATTCACTCTAGCTTTACAAGCTGCCGGACTTGTGGCTGGATACAAACAAAATCAATGGAACTCGAAGATGACAGCTCAAGCAGGTGCACTTGAACAACAGCAAACTAATCTGAATCTTAAAGCCATTCAAACACAATCCGCACAAGCATCTTTAGATGCCATGATAGACATGCGTCAGAATATGGGCTATCAGATTGCCACACAGTCGGCACGTGGAACTGAAATGCAAGGAACTGCAGCATCACTTCTAATGAGTTCTGAAACCAGCTTTAACAAGGATGAACAAATAAGACGCATGAATACCTTGACTAAAGAAGCTGATTTGCGAGCAGCAGGAGTTATCTCAGGAATGCATACATTTGCAGCTCAATCAAAGCTTAAAAGTGACTTCTTTAATAGCGCATTGAAAATGGGTCTTGCTGATATAAATGCTTTTTCTGATTATGCATTGCAGAAAGGAAAATCTAATGGCAAATGAAATTAAGACACTTGACTCAAAAGAAAAGATTTCAGGCCAAGTCAGTCAAGGTGGCTTTGGTTCAGCAGCTACTGGAATATCACAAGTCTATAGCACTCAAAGTAACATCGGTATGCAGGTAGCCGATGGCGCGACTATGCGTCTTATGGATTATGTAGGAACTGAACTTGGAAAGAATCCACATGGAAATATCCCAACGATTCCTGGTATCTCATACACTGAGAAGTTGCAAGCTGCTTATTCGTCACAATCTCAAGTAACGCTTGGACTACAGGCTCAAGATGCTTTTAATGCTGCAAATTTAGAACTTCAAAAGAAAGTCTCGTTATCGCCTAATGACATTATGCAATATGAAAAAACCATGCGTGATGTTATTAAAGACACATCAGAACTTGCGCCTCATGATGCCAGAAAGAATCTTGAATCATCTTTGAATGCTGAATTATCAAATAAGGTCTATCAGAACAACGTTAGGATGAGTCAGGAGCAGCGTGAGCGCGAGATTCATCATGATAACGTATATGCGCAAGACGGTCAGAAATCCATGACTCAAGCTAATAACATGGGTCAGGAAAAAGATGCCTTCGCGATTATGGAAAGTCAGATTGATAACGCAACAAAGTTATTTCATGCCAATAAAATTAATGAAGAGCAGTATAGAGCTAGAGTAGATTCATTCAACCAGACATTCCAATCTAGCAAGTTAACGTATCAATTACGCGAAGTCTCAAAGAACCGCGGCTCTGGCGCAGTCGAAAAGTTAATGTCTGAAATCCCAAATAATGTACCGGCTGGAATGAAGTACGCAGATTGGATTTCATCGGCTCAACAGGCTGTTACTAACTTCAATGCGATTGAATCTTTCCAAGCTAAAGAGAACACAGTAATTACTACAGATGCATTTTCTGATGTTGTAAAAACTGGACAGGATTTATCGCAAGAAAGAAAAGAAACTATTCAATCATCTATCCCATCTGCAGATTACACGAATTTGATGATAAAAATTAATTCGTATCTTAATCCAAAAAACGCTTCTCATAATAAACAGAACGAATTGTTGATGCTTCAAAATGATACGCTTGCATGGAGCATGTCATCAGATAAAGACACAATGGGCGCAATGACGCAAAATGCTGGTGCGAAATTACGTGACTCACAAAGGCGTGGTCATCCTATTTCGCAAAATGAAGCCCTATCACAAGCAGCAGTTGATGCTCCAATTATGGTTCCCGGATATAAGAAATATGTCGGTAATATGATTGCATCAGGCGATACTCAAAATGCATTTGAAAACGCAGTTATAATGCAAAATCTTAAAGAGTCAGGAAATGCTGGAGAACGTTATCAGTTTGACCCACTGACAGAAGTTGCAGCTCTTAAGATGCTTAAATATAGTAATGAGATGCCACAGAATGAAGCAGTTGCTAGAGCCAGAGAAGAAACATTTACTCAGAACAGTGATGAATCCAAAAAAGTTGAGTCGGCATATAGTGAATGGAAAACAAAATCCACAATGGATCACTACAGTGACAGTCAAGCATTACCAAGAAGCCAGATTGGTGACAAAGAGTTTAATGCTTCTCCTTACCATGATGTTATGTCTCAAGAGTTTTACAGCCTTGTTAATGATTATTGGCACGCCACAAAAGGTGACAAAGCATTATCAGTTCAATTAGCAACAGAAAACATTCATAGAAATTATGGTTTCTCAACAGTGAATGGTAAAAGCCAATATGTAGAACATCCACCTGAGCAAATATTAGGACACAGCTTAAATGGCTCTAAATATGCTATTGTCGATGATGCTCGAAAAAGTGTCAGCTCTCAATTTGATAAGCTCAATCAACTTTACGATACCAAAGACCCGGCATCAAAAAGCGGATATCAATCTGATGTTAAGATTGAATTTATCAAACCAAAGCATAACGGCGAAGAAGTTTCGTTTGAAGGAATGCATGAACGATTTAATGCATACCAATCTGAAACAGATGTTCCAAAAGCCAAGCAAATGCTTAAAGAATATAATGATTATAAAAAAGCGTATATTGATGGCAATGACAAGGTATCAGTAAATGTTCATTATCGTGATGGACGAGTTGTTCCAATGACAGCTATGTTGAACGCCTCTAAAGTGATGATGCAAGATGGAAAGAAAGTAGGCGATTGGTCAGTGTCATTCGTTGACAATATTGGTATACCTCACTCAGTGCAAGCAGTAGCTGGAATGTATGCCCAACGAATTTATTATGAAGGCGAAAGTGAATCACTTAATAACAATATCCGTACACTTGGGTTGACGCCATTTAACCTTGATAATTTTCAGTCTGGCGGTTTATTAAGTCACTTGGCAGAAGGTGTAACGGCTGTTAATAAAATGGGTATGCCATGATTGATGACTTGAACGTTGAAGACTTAGAAAGTGAACGTCCATTAGCTCCTGATTTGCACTTACCAATTGCGAAGCCTACAGCAAGTGCGCCAATGTCTATGCTTATGGAAGGTGACACTTTATCGCCTTCTCATGACCCTTATTACACCCTTGGTGAGCCTATACGTCCACCTGAATTAAAGCCGGAAGAAAAGCCAGGATTAACTTCAACATTTTTGCATGATGCCCTTTCTTTACCAATAGCAATTAAAGAACAAGTTTTTAATGAAACATCAAAAACACGTCGTGTTCTGAATAATATCTTTACCAATGATTCGCTTCCTAGAGAAGACGGCTGGACTTCTGGTGCTAACAAGGCCATGTACAACAATGTTCCTGAGCGTTACTGGAATGTTTTGTATGATGCTCATAATCCTGAACAACAACAACGGTACTTTGAAAGCATCATCGAAGAAGTTAAAGATGAAGAGTATTACTCCAAAGGAAACATGGCTGCAAAACTTGCTGGTGGTCTTGCTTCTTACTGGGGAAGTGGTGCTGCGTTTTTAGGAATGGCTGCACGTTCAGTTGAGTATGGCTCTATGGCTAAAACAGTTGCCATGAATACACTCTACAACCTTCCTAAAGCAAGCGCAGAAATGGCATGGATGACCGGCATAGATAAAGCCGGTGAAATGACTGCAACCGCTGGCGAAGTAGGCACAGAGTTCGTCACTGGCCTAGCTATGATGTCGGTTCTTCATCCCGCGCTAGAAGGATTGAATGTTCGCGCAAGACAAAAGTCTCTCGCTGGAACTTTAAAGACAATGACTGAAATGGAGCCGGGAGTCGGAATGCGTCCGGTTCTCGGAAAAGAAGGTGTTATTCTAAAGTTCGAAGCCTATGACAAAACAGGTGATGGTAGTTTATCTGCTGCAAAAGTTAATCATTGGAATAATGTAATCGAAACCGATATCAATAATTCTGGATTAATGCAGAATCCAGCCATGAAGAATATTTTTGGGAATCGTGTTTTTGGTTCAACTGCCTATCGCATGGCGACTTCTAATATACCAATAGTTCGCGACTATACTAGACGACTTTTTTATAATGAATTGTTTGGGAATAAGCCTAGAGAAGTTGAACTTACAGGCGCAGAAGGCGCAACATCTTCCTCAATGGAAATCCCAGCCTCTGCTAAAGACGCGACAGCAGTTGAATTAAAAGACATGTGGATGAAGGACGGATTAACTGTTGCCAACAATACCGAAGCAGCATTTTATAAGTTCTCAGGACTAGGTGATAAAGTATCATTCGTTAATACAACCAAAAGTTTAATTAAAAACAAAGAAACGCTCACCAACAAAAGAGACGAATTCTCAAAATTATTCTACCGTGAAATTTATGACGATATCCCATCAGGTAATGAACACGTAATGACAGCGGTTCGTGAATGGAAGTCTTACGCAGAATCGGTAAATCGTGAACTTGGTAAAATACACGGAATCGATGGCCCATATTTCAAAGACATTAAAAACGTTTACTCATATTTCCCAATGAGTCACGATATCGGGAAGTTAAAGGGCGGGGCAGTAAGTGCAAATGGTCATCCGTTAGTTCAGATTATTTCTGAACATCTAATGCAAAGAAGCGGAATAGTCAATTCCTTAGAAGCTAAAATCGCTGAAAATACTTCTAATGAACGGTTGATTGAATCACGACTCAATAAGACCTTAGATTCTCTTTTTGATACGCTTATTAATAAACAATATTATGCTGAGTCAAAGTTAAAGTACGACTTAACAGCGCACTTAGAATCGCCAACTAATGTACCCCAGAAAGCCTTTGAGCATGAATCTTATGCTATGGCTAATGAGTATCAAGAGATTGCCAAGGCTATTCGTCAGAACGCTTACCAAATGGAAAAAATCAGACGTCAAACCATTAACGACCCTGCGTTCCGTGATGCGATTGAAAACCCTGAAATATACGATGAAGAACTTTTAAATCAATATGACACGCATCTTGGAGAGCTAAAGTTATCTGAAACTGAAATAACGGTTTCTGAAAAGCTGGTTGACCAAGCTAAATTGCAATTAAAAAAATACCAATCTGATATCACTAACCCTAGCACGTATGGAAAAACTGATAAGCGTTTGGACGTTGCCAGTAAGACACGTATAGAGCTAGAACAAAAGATTCAAGAGTATGAATACCAAGTCAAGGTCGCAGAAGCATTCCATGAGAAAGCAAAGTCTGAATACCAAATAAAAAACAATGAAGCAGTCGAGCGTGCTAAACGAGGTGAAATCCCTAGAGACTTATTTGATATTCATTCTAATGGAAAGATAGAGTTCATCGACCCTTTCAAAAAGCCTAAATTATTTGAGCCTTTTGAAGATGAATGGTATGCTGAAAATTATGCGCAGCAATATATAGACAACGTGCTCCAAGAAACTGAACAAGACCTTTCCGCTCAAATTCATGGGGCATCAGCAAGAAAAGAAACTAATAGCTTTAAAGCGCGTCAAAGGATGATTCCAGCCTCGCTATTAGCTAATAGCGGATATCTTACGAATAATATAGGCTCAGCAGTCATTGGATACTCTTCTCACGCCTCAAAGGTTCTTGGTTACTCTGCTGCATTCAAAGGCGCGGAAAGCTCAGTGTCAGGTGATTTGACCTCGGCTATCCTTAATCAGGTTCAAGAACTAAAGATTCAAGCTAGAGCCAAGATTTCAGATCCAAAGAAACTTGAAAAAGAATTCAAGAAAATTGACAAAGAAAAAGCAATCGCCATTGATGACATCAAGATGATGGAAGACATTTATTTCGGTAGAACTAATGATGCTAAAACAAAGAAATTTGCAGGCGTTGCTAAGTCTATAAACAACGCAGTTTTGCTTGGATTAATGCCAGCATCAATGCTTACAGACTTTGCGAATATTGCAGGTGGTCATGGTTGGAGCTTCATGCTTCACGGAATAAAAAATCTTATTACTCAAGCTAACTACTCGATGAGCAAGACGAATAAATCTTTGGCTCGTGGCTATGCGCAAGACGCAATGGTTGGCATGAGTAAGATGAGAGCCTTACTTAGCTATGCCATGTACAGCGCAGATAAGCAATCTTATGCAGGCGTTGGGATGTGGTTCTCAAGACGTGTTTCAGCTATGAGTGAATTAACAGGTAATGCATCATTATCAAACCAATTCCAAGATATGTTCCATACCATTACATCCTCTATTGTTCAGTCAAGAATTATGCGGAATATGGTGGATTTTGAAAAGTCAGGAAAGATTTCAAAAGCAGAAGACCAGTGGATGAAATCCGTAGGAATAGATGCCAAAGTCCATTCAAAATCCTTTGTTGAACAATTTGACAAGCATGGATTAAAGGATGGTGGATTCGAATCTAACTACTCCAAATGGGATAACAGCGAAGCATACAAGACAATGCGCCAAGCTGTTTATCGTGATGTTATGCGAACTCATACTGAATCCAATCCAATGGACTCACCTAATTGGACGAATCAAAATCCCCTGCTTAATCTAATGTGGCAGTTCAAGGGCTGGGGATATTCATTCTTTTCGCGTCAAACACTCCCAGGAATTCAAGACCCTAATGGTTCAAGAATACTTCAAATGTTTATGGCTATGGGTCTTGGTCTACTTCAAGAACCAATTAGAGCTTGGGCAAATGGTGACGAATACGATATCAAAGATGAGCATAACTGGCTTTGGAAAGCTGCTTCTAACTCTGGCTTAATTGCTCCTATTACAGAAGCTATCAATACTGCTAATATAATATCTGGTGGTCGTTTAGCTCCAAATATGATTCCACAAAAGTTTCGTCACATAGAACCATTAGGTGGAATAATTGGACCGACTGGAAGTATATTTGCTAAGGTTGCAGACGTTGTTACAGATGCATATTCTGGCCAGCTATCCCAACAAAGTATTAAAAAACTTGGGCAAATGATTCCTGGCGCTTATATGTGGGAAACAAGGCGATTATCCAATGCTCTTGGTGAACACATCGGTGCTTCAATGGGGCTACCTAAGACGCGAGCACGTGAAAAGGGCTGGTGGTGGTGGCAAGCCATGGTAGATGATGAAAAAAATAATTCAAGGAAAAGATGATGCCAACAAATCAAACGATTAACGATATTCTTCCACTTACTCAAATTGTGGCAACTTCTGGACAGGTTTTATTTACCACTAACTGGACTGCTGCTAACGCTAGTGACATCGTAGTATATGCGCGGGCTTCTGCTGACTTAGTCGATGACCAAACGCAATTGATTAATGCCAGTAATTACAATGTAGCTTTTGTAGGTGCCTCCCAAGTCGTTACCGTTACTTTCCTTGTTGGTAGAATGCTAAATGACATCGTTACAATCATGCGTAACACGCCAGCAGATAGATTGAACTTGTACTCGAATACAAACTTTATTCCTGCAATGCTTAATCAGGATACGGCTATTTTGACTTTAGTAGACCAGCAAGCGCAGATGGTTAATAACATGCTGGCGCCAAAGTATAATAATTCTGTGACTCTTACGAACGCACTTACCATTCCAGACCCAGCAATTGATTTAATACTTCCATTATTAGCAAATAACCAAATCTGGGCAAAGAACAATGCTAACGATGCAATTATAGCCTATGACGTACCATCGGGCGGCTCATTAGCGCCGGGAGATGCTAAGTATCTAGTACAGACCGCTGATGCAGAAGTTCCCAACGCTCAAGCAATGGGTGCATTAGCAAGTGGCCTAGTCGTAAGCGCGAACACAACCGGCGTTCAATTAACACGAGTACTTGCGGGCACAGCAAACCAAACTACAATTACAAACGCTAGTGGAATATCGGGAAATCCAACCGTTGCCATAGCCTCAAATCCCATTATTCCTGGCACAGAAGGAATTGTTTTACCAACTGGTACGACCGCAGAAAGACCGGTGGCTCCTATTGATGGCGAGTTTAGATATAATACTTCAACCACACTTATTGAATATTATAATGGCTCTGCATGGGTTGGCCTAGGTGATGGCGGGGTTGTTGATTCTATAACCGGAACAGTAAATCAAATTAATGTAGATTCTACTGATATTGCTATACCAGTTCTTTCCTTATCCTCAA